GTGTAATCAATCCTTGGGATGGCTCCAGGATCGTCTTTAAGTCAATGGAGTCAAAGACCAACTCCTTTGCTGGTGCCCCATTGGACTATGGCTGGGTTGATGAAATTATACCAGCTGAGAAGTACGATGAACTACTAGCAAGGACATTAAGAAAACATGGTCGATTGACTATGACATTTCTTATCAAGGATGCAAATGAGAGTTATACATTTAATACACTATATAAGAACTATCAGGACGATCTCAAACGTGATGGACATTCTAGCACTAGCTTTTATTTTGTTGCTATTGAGGATAACACTTATCTCGATCAGGAAGACATTGCGAGACGTAAGAAGAAGTTTACAAGTGAGGGTAGTAGGTGGAGGTTTACAGAAGGTGGGTTCTTCCCCATCGAACCGGAAGGTCAATTACTTTATCACGAGTATGACTCCGAGTACCATGTTAGAGAAGGACTCATACGAGAGTTCGACCCATTAACAACCCTCTATAGGGTATGGGACTTAGGCTGGTCGCATCCTTGCTGTACGTTCTTTCAGATAGATAAGCTAAACCGGAAGAAGTTTCTGCTGACTATCTTAGGACACGAGATTGAGTTAAGAGCATTCCTCGACCAGATACAAGCTGAGACTAACTTAATGTTTCCAGGTTGCCTCAGTACACATGAGATCTTACCACATGATGCAGCAAGACGTAGTGCGACAGGAGTTAGTGCGGAAAGACCTATAGATATATTTGATGAACGTGGTTTGTTTGACAGGTCTATTATTAAACTATCTATTAATACATCAATACAGTGGGTCAATAAAGCATTAGCAAACAGGATACAAAAAGTACCAGAGATTCTACTTGATCAGGACTATACAACAGATTTACAGAATGCATTGACATTTATGGTACGTGAGGAAAACGGAAACATCAAGAAAGATGAAAGGCTTAGTCATCCAAGTGACAACATGAAACTAGCTATAACCTATTGTATGAGACAAGAACGAACAAGTGAGTTAGAAGAAAAGAAAAAGCAGGGGTACCAACGTCCAGTAGTAGACACAGATAAAGCACCTGATTTAGCATTAGGACAATACCTTGCACCGAGTACAGGGGAGTAATATGCAACATACCAAATTACAAACAGTGGTACTAGATGGTTGGATAAAAGACTTTAATGGTAAAGGTGAGAAAGCTGTAATGCATGATACCATTAAGTCTTACTTTGATGCAGTCTGGTATGAGGCTAATGGATACTGGTCAGACAAGATAAAAGACCAGTGGGACTATGCTGAGAAACTATATCAGGATAATTATGGATTTCCATTTAGAAGATTTAACTGGCAGTCCAAGATGAAAAGTCCAGTAGTAGACAATCTTATTACTCGTATTAGTTATCACATATATAAAGTATTGGTTAATATGGCTACAGGTAGGTACTTTACTGTAGATCATCCTAACGAGGCTCGAGCCAAGGCTTATGAGGAATTACTAAAGCTGGACTTAAAAAGAGAGAACTATCCTAAGAAATTCATTGAGTCATTTGCACAGTCTCTTATGAACTCGATTATGGTACATAAGATCATGTATGCCAAGTCTGTGCAGTACATTCCTACGTGGAATGAGAAACTTCAAAAGTATGACCGACTAGAGCCAAAGATTAAAGCATCGGTACAAGTAAAGAAGGTTGACCCAAGGAATATCAGGTTAGACCCATATGGGGAACGCTATATTATAGAGTGTGTAAATAAGGTACCTTGGCATGAGTTTCTACATACTGCTCGTGCAAACAAATGGAAAAACATAAAAGCGATTGAACATGAACTAGAAAACAAAGACCAACATTTGCCTACTGTAGACTTAAAGTACATCTACTGCAAGTCTCTGGTAGACGAGAAGGGAAGTGAAATCTCCACTAATGTTTATTTTGTAGTGGCTGAGGATAAGTATGTTGTGCATGTAGACAACTATCTACTACCGGACGGACGTTTTCCATATTCTGTAGGGGCTCCTATGATGGACGTCTATGGTCGGTATGGTCGTGCTTACGTGTCTAAGGTTGCAGACATAATTACCCATCAGGTAGGATTCCAGAACTTAACATTAGATGCTGCTCAGTTATCTGCTCTTGGTACACATGAGTACGATATAGAAGTAGCATCCTCCGACTCTGCACATACTTTCACCTCAGGCGTGTCTCCTGGAAAGATGTTTCCGAAAGTAGGACAGGGAAGAATGTTAAACTCTGCTTACCCCGATGCTAACCAAATACCTGGGCTTTTACAGATTGGGTATTACTTAGATAGGGAACTACAAAACAAAGGCTATGTAAATGAGTTTTTTGCTGGTCAGGCTACTGCTAAGGGTAGACCTACATTAGGCGAGATCAACTTGAAGACGCAGGAGTCTTCGGCTTTCTTTACAGACATGGCTTCACATGTCGAGTCAAATAAAATATCAAATGACTTAGAGTTGATATTGTTTACTCGACTACTGCACCTGCATGAGAATAGGGGAGACCTAGAGAGCGAGATTAGCCATTTAGATCCTGCAATACAAGACACAATTCGACAGCTAACACCTGAGGTAATAATGGAAGACTTATTGAACTTCCGTATTACTGTTCATGGAGTTAGTGGTAAGTTGAGAAAACAAGCTAACTTTGAGAAGTTTATGGCTGTATGGCAAGTCTTAGGTAATATGCCACTTGTACAAGGTACAGCGATATTCTCAAAGATAACGAAGGAAGTGCTTGAACTGTTAGATGACTCTGCGGATAGTCTCATTAATATGAAACTACTTGAGGACTTGGAGAAGAAAATGCAAGAGAACCTCGCAATGCAGATAGCCTCGGCAGGACAACCACAACAACCACAACAAGCACCAGCAGGTCAACCGGAGGGACAACCAGCAAATAGTCCTCCTCCGGCACGAGATACTGTTGTGTAAAGGAGCGTGATGCATGGCAGATGTACAAGAAGTTGAGAAAAGACTAAAAGAGGTACTCCAGGAAAAGATTAAGAAGTATGGTGATGACTCTAAGAAAGTTAGGGCTGTCATCTCTACAATGGGTACCATTATACACGAGAACAAACAGAAAGGCAAAGGTGTAGATATAGAGCCATCGGAGAGTGCAATATCAGTCGAGCAGGTTGTAGATGCGGCAATTCGAGAAGTGGACGAGTTGACTGCTCCCACACAACCAGCCAATCCACAGCCTCCTCCTGAACCCAAGCCCACACCAGCCGAACCAAAGCCTGAACCGAAACCGACTGAACCGGAAGAATCAGGAGAGTTTTTACCCTCGGGAGCAAGAGTACCAGATGATGTACCGAGACAGGAGATACAGACTATCAAGGTAACTAATCCATTAACACTTGATCAGGCAAAGGACGTTGTAGAGTTAAGACGAAGACTCAAGATGAAACAACAGACTAGCCAGCACAAGAACGTAGCCGATGAAGCGGTGAATAAGTTAATGGAGGAAATGGCACAAGAGCGAGCCGAGGCACAAGCGAAAGCGAGATAAATTAAACTAGGAGGAAACGAACGTGGCTGATTATTCAAGAATGATGTCCATAACCGATGACTCTACTAACTTGGCAAAAGAGAAATTGTCTCACCGAGTTAGGGTCAACAATATGGCATCAACAGTATTTAGAGGTCAGACCAGAGTGGAGGACAAATTTGGAGCCCATTCCGGTTCGTCAGTGACTATTCAGAAATGGCAAAAGCTAGACCAGCAGGGTTCTGTCCCTGAGTTGAATGCTTTACCAGTCTCTAGTCCTGACATTAATGAGGTCAACTGTACAATTACTGAGTATGGTGGATCTGTAGTATACACCAGAAAAGCTAAGAACATAGCTGAGTACCTCATTGACGAGAAGTTAAACAGATTGATAGAGATTAACTCTGCGGAAAGTATGGATACTCAGGCTGGTACAGAATACCAGACTGCGGATGTATTCTATATTCCAACTGGTTCTGCTGGTTCTGAGACCGGAACATTGGACACAGATGGTACAGTGTCTACTGCTGCGACAAGGAACATTAGTAGACAGGACTTTGTTCTATTGTCTGCTCACCTTAAGAGTAACAACATTACAAAGTATGACGAATCCAGATTCTTGGCTATCTGTAACCCATTTGCTCTTGCAGCTTTGTTTACGGACACATCTGCGAACTCACTTATGGAACAGTACAAGTACGATATGCCGGAACTCCTGATCAAAGGAGAACTCGGAGCAGCGTGGGGATTCAGATTTGTAGAGGAAACCAACGTACTTGCCAATACCCTTGGTACTGGTAGTAAGAATGGTGAGATAATTGTTATCGGAGACGATGCGGTTGCTGAGGCTCTTGTTGAGCCTGAGGACGTGCGTGTGGACATGTGGAACTATGAGAGGTTCTATGGTATTGCATGGACTTGCACAACTGGTTTCAAGAAGATTTGGAACTACACCGATGACAACAACTTCCAGATCGTAAGATTTTGGAGTACATAAGAGTAAATCTAACAGGAGGAAAAAGACATGGATGGAATGCAGAGCATGTGCATACCACTGTACTCACACCAGCATTTGTGTGAGACCGCAGCCGGAGACCTGTTTACTTATACGTTCTCCTCACCTGCTATTGTACGAGACTTTCAGTTACTTGTTACCGAACTAAGTGCATTAGACACTACGGATTGCTTAGTAGCGATTGATCTTGATACAGTATTGGCAGCGAGGGTAGAGAAGGTTGAGTTTACTATCACCGATGCGATTGCAGTAGGTACGTCCTATAATGCACATACGGTAGCGACAAGTTGGGCTCCGTTTAATGTGACTGTAGGAGACAAGATAATCGTAGAACAAACCCAGGCAGGAGCAGATACAGGTACTGAGGCTGGCGAATATGTAATATATATGTTTGTACAGTTCTACCCTGACAAGTGGGTGTAATGTAACTCAGGGGCACCTTCGGGTGCCCCTATGTTTAAGGATGGTATATAT